CTAGCTTTCTTTCTTTGGTCTAAATCCATACCTAAGACCATGTGGTTAGCTGAAGCTTCAGGGTCATCCATGAATTCTTCTAGCATAGCATTCCACTCATCTCTGTGTCTCTGTTTAATAACTTCGTCAGCTGATATGGCGAGAGCATCAGTGAAATACTTGACTCCTTGGGCCAGACAATCCAGTCTATCGTCGTGTTTAACAGCACCTTTCTCTCTACACATACGAGACATCTGATAGAAAAGCATGTATAGAAGACGAGCTTCAGGAGCTGCCTCTTGATTAGAATTGTAGTCCCAATCAATAACGCTTCTATCACAAACCAACCTATGTTGATTAAGGACTGGCTCCAACGAATCGATGATTCGGTCTTCTTTTCTGACATTAGCTCTTACTTCTTCGATGTCGATTGCTTGTTTAGTATTGATGAGATGTTTTCTAAAGAGTTCTGCAACAATACCATCTCCGAAGTTAGTTTCGATAACGAGCTTTGTGACTCCGTACTTTTTACATCCTTTGAGGACATCAAGTAATGTAGAGTCGGTGTATCCGTCTTTATACGCTCGCATCTCATGGAGATAAATGAAGCCATTCTTTTGGGATAGGTAGGAGGCAGCTGTTTCATCGGAGCCTCTTCCAGAGGGATCCAGACTACAAATTGTTTCGGTGTAAGGCGACCAGTCCCCCTGTAATTGCATTGGAGAGTAAAAGTAGTCTCCAGGAAGTCCCACTGTTGGTGCATCTTTGATGACGTTTGCGGGGTCTGAGCACCAAACGATGGACTCAGGGGCTTTACTAGGGTTAACGGAAGTAACGATAAGGTCAGCCATTTTAAGAGGGAATTTTTCTGCATCACTTAATGAGGTATCTAGCATGAACTGGAGCATGAAGTTAGATCTTCCCATGGAAGCTTCACGCTCTATCAGGTCATCGTTGTCAAATCTATCGGGGTCTGTTACTTCCCATGGATCAGCTCCCTCATCTATCTGTGACTGTAGTTGAGGTGCTAATAATCCTTCGTAATTGGAGAGCTTTCGGGGGACTCTTGCTGGCCAAACGAACGGACGGTAACTGCGCTCTGCCAGCTTACGATAAACAGTAAAAACAGTCTGAGGAGTCCCGAGATACATAATACGGCTATCACCCTTGGGTGTGAGGATAGATTCTGCTTCCGTACAAAGTTGGAGAAGCTTTTCACGCATTAACTCCGTCATGGAGTTTCCAGGAACTTCGATATCGTCCAAAATCATTAAATCTGCTCTGCTTCCTGTTAGCTGTCCAGTTATGCCCACCGACTTTACGCTTGGGGCTTGGTGAGGTGAACAGTTTACGTCGAAGCTGATGCGACTCCAGCGTGAATCGTCTGATTTCGGTTGAAGATGTTTGAGCCATTGGGTTTCAATGATAAGTTTTTGTAGGAAGATTGACATATTATCTGCACGTTCCTTAGATGCAGATATGATCATTATTTTCTTTTCAGGATCTTTAAAGAGAGTCCAGAGGACGAAGGCTCCTGTGATCCAACTTTTTCCAACACCACGGAAAGCTTGAATCTGAAGACGTTTAGGTCCATGTTGAAGATAGTCTGCGATTGCATATTGAGCTTTAGTAGGAGGGGGTAAGTCAAGCTCTTCCCATAGGGCTGTAAGGAAAAGCTTGAAGTCGTCTTTCAGTGAGTCAACGACATTAGTCATGCTCTTTTAACAGGGACAAAAGTTGATAACTTTTCTCTGTAGTAAACTTCTCCAGTTCTTGGATCTGTTACTTTTTCTGTACCTGCAGGAGCATTCTGAGATACGTGGAAATTGGTATTACCATCATTGAATGCATCGATGTTTTTGGTTGCTTTGTTCTTGTCACCCATAGTGTTTAAAATGCGAATTTGTTTATTCTAGAATAAGTTTTTACATCAAATCCTGTATCAGCACCAACAGTGCTTCTTATTTTTGATTCAGGTTGATCTGCTATATCTCCTTTTTTATTAAAGTCTGCTCTTGCAATATCAATACCAGTATTAGTTGCATCTAATAAAGCAGCACCTAAATCACCTACTCCTGGTACCCAACCAATAGCACCACTTAAAGCAGCAATACCAGCTTGATCCCATTTACCTTCAGTAATATAACTCCACGTTTCAGCACCTGATAATGCAATATCAAGTCCTGGTATAGCTTTCAAAGCTGTTTTAGAACCTCGTTTAGCTACAAGTTCTGCTGTTAAAGCAGCAAAACGTTTCTGTACTGCAGGGCTTTGACCAGCCATCTGTGCTGAAGCTAATGTACCTGCTATCATACCTCCTGCAACATCTCCTCTAGAGAATGCTAAGGCAGATTGAGCGAAAGCATCACCTGTACCTAATGCACTTGCAGCCTTTTTAACTCCACGTAATTTACCAATATTACCCATACTTCCTTCTAAGACATCTATATTCTCATAATTTGCACCAACCATTCTACGAATATCGTTTCCAGTAAAACCCCAATCTTGGGACATAGCTGATACTTTAGATAAATTTCTAGATTCTGTATACCAATCATTAAGAATTCTTTTTTTACTTCTACCTTTTTTACCTAAAGTTCTATATTCTTGCCTAGTGACAACTTTAGCAGTCTCATCTAATAAAGGTTCTTGGATTAGATCACCATAAAGGGCAGCTTCTGTAAATCTACTACCAATTGCAGCTTGTCTAGCTTTTGGGTCAGTAGGAAGTTCTGGTAAGCCGTCAATACCACTTCTAGTCATAACAGCATTTACTGCAGACTCACCACTACCTCTAACAAAGGTGTTACCTTTTGCATCAGTTATAAAGTTACCTTTACCTGTTTTATCAGGTGAAACTTGTATTTGATTTTCTATAGCCCAACCATGAATATAATCATGTAAATCCTCATCTAAAAGAGTTAAGTTTCTACTTATATTACCTAAAGGTAAATTCTCTTGTACAAGAAATTCAGTTAATTGTCTAGCTTCAAAATCATCCATACCTTCATAAAAAGGTGCAAATAAGGTGCGGAAAAGTATATGGTGATCTTGTTGACCAGCTAATCTCATAGCTTTCCTAGCTGCGGAATTATATGCTGATGGGAAATTCAGAGAAGTTTGGGCTTTTAGATCTAATCTTCTTTTATTTTTAGTACCCCTAGATCTAGAATAATCATTAAAAGACCAACCTTTTCCATCTGATCTTAATGCTTTTGAAACGCTATTTAAACCAAATTCTTGATCACCAACAAATAATGGACCTATAAATTCTCTAGTTTGATTACTATCTAAACCTTTAGCTTTTGCTTCTTTTATAAGTTCGGTAATTTTATTTCTAAGTAACTCTTTTTTTGCTACAGTATCTGGGATTCTCCAACCACCTTTTGTACGTCTTAAAGTAGGTTTTTTAGCCATGGTTTACTTACCACTTAATATACTTAATAAACCTTTTCTATTACCATACTTTTCTTTATGCTTTTTAGCTAAAGCATTCAATTCACTTTGTTTAAATCCTGCATCTAGTAATTTCTTTTGAATACTTAAAGCAGCTGTGCCTTTAGCAGTAGATGCTTCATCATAATTTTTATTTCCAGCATTAACGCCAGTTGGGGCTGCAGAAGTTTCTCCAGATCCTTCTTTAGATGTAGTAACCTTATTATTATTATCATTTTCGCTACCTTGATTAACTTTTTTAGATTCTATTACATTGTTATTTGCAGGGTTGCTATTTGGGTCATTATATCCAAATTTATCTAGATTTTCTGCGTTGTATGCAGTTTTATAATCTATTGCAGAAGGTTGATTATTAGGATCATCATAATCAAAATTAATCTTTAAACCCTGTAAGTTATAACCTAGTTTACCGTCAAGACCTGAATCTACACCTACGCCAAAATTAGTAGGATCTACTTGGTATAATTCTTTTCTTGCATCTAGTAAATTAGCCTCAGCAGCATCACGATATCCTTTGACTTGATTACGCCGCATTAATGACAACTTTTCTATATTGGTTGGATCTAAAGCGTTAGTAAAACGTTCTAGATTTTCACGGGAACGAGATATGTCGGTATTAGCTGCTTCTACTTTTGCAGTTTTTTTCCTTACAGCTGTATTACCTGATGTCCTATCCCATTTAGCCCAAGCCAAATTATATTGAGATTGACCAGTAGACCCTTTAGGGAAATCACCTCTTTTCGGTTCTTTTAAATCTTTCTTGGTACTAGTTCCAAATTTTAATTTTTTCATCCACTCTGGTTCTGCCATTTACTTTTTCCTCCTAATGGATAAACGTGCTCTGTTTTTAGAGCGACTTTGAGGTCTGCCCTTTGTTTTGCTACCCTTGTAGTGTGCAGCATCTCTTTTGTCGCCTACTTTTAACTTAAGCTTACGTCTAAGTTTGTTGGCATTCTTCTTAATAGACTTACCTTTCTTAGTCTTTTGGTAAGCACTTTGTTGTTTCAGTCGCCTCTTCCGAGCCGCTGGATTCTTCTTATAGTACTCAGCTGTGCGACTTGCCATACATCCTCCTAGTGATTAGCTCTGGGTCTATCTTGGGGATAACTTTAGATAATTTATCTAATGCGGTACCATCATATGCGATACCAGTGATGTCATTTGTCTTCAGCCAATCACAGGCTGCTTTTAAGTCCTGAGTTGAAGCCTCACCACTTTTAACTCTCTTTAGAAAGTCTTTAGTGACAAGACTATGTAACTCATTAAACTGTTCTTCTGTGGCTTTAGCCATTTAACTAAATAGTTTTTCTTTTACAATTTTAAGAGCCTGATCATCTAGCTTATTGTCAGTTCTAGCAACGTA